TAAATTTGTAAGGTTTAGAACACCTAGTACAGATTTGAATGTAGGTATTCAATTAGAAAAAGGTTCTGTTGCAACATCATACGAACCACACACTCGTAACGATGGATCCTTAACCAACTTCGCAGGTACAGGCACATCAGGTTGGCAAGTGACCCCTAACGTACTCCGTTTTGACGGTGTAGACGACTTTGTAGCATTTGCAGATACTGCAAGCTTGGATATAACTAATGCACCGTTGGCTATAGGGGTGACGATAAAAGCAAATAGTCAAGACGAATATATAGTAAGCAGGAATTTAAGCGGAACAACAACCGACCACCAATATGGATTTTTAACACAAACGAACGCAATACGATTTATAATAGGTGGAACGAGCAAACAAGAAGTTTTACCGCAAAGTGGATATATTAACATAGTTGGGTGTTGGGACGGAGAAAATATGACGCTTTATATTAACGGAACTTTAATAGGGTTGCCTGTTCCTAAAACGGGGCCGATAACAAGTAAACCTAATACACAAGTAGGAGCGAGAAGCAGTTCTGTTGACGGACTATCAAAAACGGCGTTTTTTGGTGGAGACATAGCCACAGTAACAATCTACACAGGTTCAGACATTAAAAAGATACTTAAAGCAGAAGCTAAAATATCTGCTGAATACTTAGCACTTAACCCATAGGAGGTAATATGAGTCATACAGAAATGTGGCAAGTGGCAGAGCGTTCTGTCTATGAAGCCAATGGAATTGATGTAACAACAGAAAGAGAGTTAACACAAGCTAATAAACTGTATACTTCTGCTTCTGATGGAACTAGTAGAGATATACAGATAAACACAGGTATGGTAATTAGACATTACTACCTTTTAAACGGTCATACGCCTGATGTATGGGGTGTAGAGTTACTAAGACCTATATTTGGTACAGATATGGCTATTATTTTAGCTAACGAACCTTCGGAGGAGGTGTAACATGGCTTTAAACGAAGTATTAAACTTAAGATTACAAGAATTTTTACTATTTAACATGTATGGATTTGATACGATGGCAGGATTAGGAATTAAAGGGGTAGATGCCGGTAACAAATTTGGTCAAATACCTTTATTTTCTCCGACTGATGGACGTATACCTGTATGGGAGGGTGCAAACCCTTACGAATATCAAACCTCTGCATTTACACCTAGCGTAGCTTCTGATGATGCTACAGATACATTGCTAGGTGATGGTGCAAGGATTGTAGTTATTGAAGGTAATGATCCTGAAGGTAACGAACAATCAGAAACAATAGAGTTAGACGGTCAAACTCCTGTACCTTCTACTTTAACATGGTCAATAGTTTACAGAATGTATGTAGAAAAAGTGGGAGTAGATGGAACTGCAGCTGGTACAATTTACTGTGGGCTAGGTGCTTTTGCATTGGGTGTACCTGCTACCGAACTAGCAATCGTAAGAAATGGTAATAATCAGACACAAATGTGTATTTATACAGTACCTAAAGGGTATTATTGTGGAATAACTTCTATTGCTTACACTACAATTGCAGGTAAACCGGTTATATTCCATGATGAAGCTAGAACAAAAGACAGTCCGTTTGATTACTCTAGGCCGTTTAGAAACGTAAGGACGGTTAATGTTGATACAGATTACGAATTAAGATTAAACCCTTACGGTATATTCCCTGAGTTTACAGACTTAAGAATTACCGCTTTAGCTACACAAAATTTATCAACATGTGAATGTGCTTTTAGATTTGTATTAATACCTAAGACATTAGTCGATGGGTATATAGGAGGTTAATATGGCTACTGTACGAGTAGAAATATATAATAAAATATTATCTATGCTAGACCAATACACTGAAGATGGTGTTAATATAGCCGAAGAAGATAATATAGACATTGAAAAGAAGGTCATAGTATTAACAGATATGGCCCAAAAGGAAATGTGGAAGTTAAACAAGAATAAAAAACAAATTGAAATAACTAACAAACCTGATGAAAACAGACTAGGTTTATTATCTAATATGAGATTAATAGACTTTGAAGGTAAAACACAATACTATCCTAGTACTGATGGTATTGACAACGTGCAAGGTTATTCTATACAAGTTACTGAAGGTGCAAGCGATAACGCAACGATTACATATCAGGAATTAATAGCTGGTGTGTGGACGGACTTAGTCGTTTTAAATCCTACAGGTATAGACACTTTAACGACCTACAAGGGTGTTTTAAATATTACTAGTACTACTAACCCGGTTAGAGTTAAAATAGAAGGTACAGAGCATTTTCTACACACTAATAGAGCCTTATGGAAAATGAAATATAAAGCTAATTTAGTGCCAACTTATGAACCATGGGTAAAATATGACTTACCTACTGATTTTAACACTGTAGATATGGTAGTAGAAGAGTTCCCGGATAGACAATATAGTCAATCTGCTAACTATAAAATAGAGAATTACAGAGACTTCTACTATAATTTCTACTTTGAGGGTAATTTAAGAGTAACTTACCTACCTATCCCGACTACTATTACAAGTTTAGATGATGAATTACAAATAGATACAACTTTCTCACAAACAATTGTGTATGACATTATATCTAAACTAGGTTTCTATGAGAACCCTGACTTGGTTAACTGGGCTGAAGGTAGACGTATAGAAAATAAACAAAGCGCTACTAATGACGAACCATTAAGCGCAGAGGTTGTAATTGATTACTATGGAGGTGGAAATGGCTAGAGCAAACTTTCAGAAACCACCTAAACCTATTGAAATAGATAAGTTTCTAGGATTAAATGAATCTGTGGGTAATACAGAAATACAAATAGGTGAGTTTAGTTTACTAGAAAACTTTAGGATCACAAAGAACTATAAGCTACAGAAAAGACCAGGACATCATACTTTTATTAACTTTACAACTACTGCTGATGTACAAGGTATATGGCAAGGTGTTATAGATGGCAAAGAAATACTGTTAACATGTTGGAATGGGAATGTATATGAATACAACCTAACTATAAACACTGATACGGTTGATATAGCCGATCTAATCACAGAAGGTACAGTTACTATCATAGGAACATTAACAGATGCTAGAACGTGTATATTTTGGTTTAAAGACAAGGTTTACTTTATGAATGGTACAGATTACAAAGAGTACGATGGTACAACTTTTGGTGATGTTGTAGGGTATATCCCTACCATTGCCATCAATTCACCACCATTAGGCGGGGGTACTTTATTTGAAGAAGTAAATTTATTATCAGGCCAAAAGTCGCAAACATTTATAGGTGACGGTACTACATTATATCAGTTAGCAGAAACTACGCTAGATGTTGATACTGTATTAATCTCTGTAGATGGTGTACCTAAGACAGAGGGTGTTGACTTTACAGTTAATAGAACATTAGGACAAGTTACATTTACTGTAGCACCTGTTAATTTATCGACAGTTATCATTACATGGACTAAGGTTACTGCTGGCAATGCTGATTTAGTTAAGAATCATAAGTACGCTATCGACTTCGGTGTGCAAAATGATACTAACTTATTTATATTTGGTAATCCTAACGAAAAGTATGTATTCAGATTCAGTGGAATTGCTAAAGCTAATTACTTCCCCGCTAATAGTTTTGTAGGCGTAGGATCAACTGAGTTTGCTATAACAGACCTTAAACCTAACCAACAGAATTTACTAGTATTTAAGGAAAGGGCGACATTTATAGTTAAGCCTAGTGTTAATCCTAACTTTGCCGATAACTCCGGTCTAAACCCTTATAATTACGGATATGAGGACCTTAACGAGCAAGTTGGTAATTTAGCGCCAAAGATGGTACAATTAATTGAGGATAGCCCGGTAAGTTTAGATGGTTTCTCTATGTGGCTATGGGGTATTACACAAGTAGAACTACAAAGAAGTGCTAAGATCATTTCTGATAGAATGAAACTTAGTTTACAAGTGCTTAACCTTAGAAATTCAGTTACCTTTAATTATCAGAATCAAAAGGAATACTGGGTAAACGTAGATAATACGGTTTACATTTGGAATTATGGCAATGATACAATGTATAAATATACTAATATTAAGGCCACACAGTTTATAGAATATGAAGAACAAATTATATATGGTTCAAATGGTACAGTCGAGTTAATAAATGAAAACTTTGTATCTGATGTAACTGTACTAGGTGATACTATTCCATGTATAGGCAAGTTAGGCTTTACAGATTTAGGTATGCTAAACCTTGAAAAGAATATGCGTGATGAATGGTTAGCAATAGAACCAGCTAGTAGAACGTCAGTTATAATTAAATTTGTTACAGATAGAAAGAACGAACAACAATCAAAAGAATTGAATGTAGAATACGTGTTAATGGATTTTAATAATGTTGACTTTAATAACTTTTCATTCTTAACTAATGTTAATCCGCAACCAAAGAGACTTAAGGGCAAGATAAAGAAGTTTACGTATTTACAAACAATTTTTGAAAATGAAACAAATAATGAAACTTTAACAGTTTTAAAATTATTACTACCTGTTAAAGCACACAGATACAGTGGATAAGGAGGTAAGACGTGTCGAAAAAAACACTTACTCAATCAACGGTCGCTACTAATAACATACAGAGTCAACCTGATCAAGTAGTAGACCAATCAACCGCTTTAAAATTAGCGTTTGATCAATACGGTATAGACAGTAAACAGTACAACAACGTTACATTGCTTGCAGAGTTAGCAGATGAATCACCAAGCAACAGTGGTTCAAATACAATAGGTCATAACTCACCTGGTATTACTGCTAATAATGTTGGTGACGGACTAGAAGAATTAAAAGATGCCTTAGATGGCATAGTATTAGGTCAAATACCTGATAACACATTAACAGAAGCTAAAATGGCAGCAGAAATGAAGAAGCAAGCTGGTGGTGTCTACCCTTATAATAGCGGTGACACTAATGCTACTAACATCGGAACTAATGCAAACAACGTAGATATACTAAGAACTGGTGCAACCGTTGGAGGTTCTGCAAATGCTATAACTTTAACAAGTGCGACCGCTAGTAATTTCGATTTCGCAATAGATTTAAACCCAATAACATTTATGCCAACTGCAAATAATACAGGTGCGGTTACTGTTAACCTAGACGATCATGGTGTGGTTTCTGTACTAAAGCCCGATGGAGTAGGTGGTACAACCGCACTTGAAGCAGATGATTTAGTTGATGGCGTACCGGCAACTTTCTACAGGAGGGTATCAGGTAATTTTTTCTTATTTAGTCCCAAAGGTGGGGCAGATGTTATAAAATCTGAACAAACTGGAACATTTACTTCTGGTAGTGCTGCGACTTTTGATTTAACAATTGCACCAGTTGACGTAGACGCTTCTGTAGTTGATGTGTATGTGCAAGGTGTCGTTTTAGGAGCTGATATTAATCTTTTTAGGGTGAAACTTATAAATTCCACTACAGTTAGAGTAATAAGAGGCGGAACTGGTACAATGTCTACTATTAATTTAGCTTACCAAGTGACTGAATATGTTAAAGAAAATGTAAAAAGTAAGCAAGAATTAGATTTTACAATAACTACAACCGCTCACATTATACCAATTTCATCTGTCGATATAAACAAAGCAATATTATCTGCTAGTTTAAGTAGCGGAAGCACGAGTGCAAATTTGCAAGATGGAACATATAGATATTATTACAATAATAGTACTGGTGTATGGTTCTGGTATCCTGGAAGTTTATCTGGTACGGTTATAACTACACTTCAAGTAATTGAATTTAATTAGGAGGAATTATGAGATTTATACAAACAGATAAAAATAACAGAGTTGTAAGAACTGGTACAGATTCTTTAGGAAGAATACCTGAAGGTTGCATAGAATCAAATCTAGGAGAGTTAGGTCAAATAATGAATGAAGATGGAACTTTTTCAGATTATATTCCAACAGAACAAGAACAACAAGAACAACTTAACCAACAAGAAATAACTGAGTTAAACAACTGGTTAGACTTAAGAAGAAATATAGAACATCCTGACAAGGCAGCTAAACAAGCAAGATTATTAGAGTTATTAGCATAGGAGGTAAACATGGCAGTATTCGATCCTTTAAAGTTTAAAAATGTTTCTGATGAAAACGTTAATAAACTAATAAAACAAAAAGAAAGATTTGCAAAAGCTCCTAATTTTCAAGAACAACAATTTGCAAGTATGGAAGCTGATAAAATACGATCGCAGTCAGGGTTAGAATCACCTCCGGGTGGTTTAGCTTCCCTTGACCAATTAAATCAATTAATGGCCACTAGAAAGCAAAACGAGCCTAAACCTGTACAACCTAGTCCACAAGACTTGCAAAGCCAAATGATAGATAGACAGAAAAACTTAGAAGTGCAAAACTTTCAAAACGCATTACAACAACAGATGCAAGGTTTCCAACAAGAAAGACAACAGTTAAAACCTTTATTTAGAGAAGCTACAGGCCAAGTAAGAACTGAGGATACAATGGCTAGGGAACGTGCTGGTAAGATGCAAGAAACGCAAGGTTTAAGCGGTGCGGGTGCTGCTAGTCAAACAGATATAGCACAAAATGTTATAGTTGGCGGTCAAATGTCTAATTTAAGACAACAACGTAATGAAATAGAAGCTAATATTAACGCACGTATGCAACAAGCACAAGCAGAAGCGGCACAAGGTATAGCTACCGCAGAGAATCAAGCAGAGTTACAAAAGATGCAAATGCAATTACAACAGATGGAAACACAAGCAGCTGCAGAGTTAAAAGCTACAGAACTAGCAGATAAAAGAGCGTACGATCAATTTATAAGAGATGTAGAGTTTGAAAACGAAACTACACTTAGATTATTAGACAATGAATTAAAGCAAGATAACGCTAGATTAGATGGTGAAATTAAACTGGCGCTTGATAATAATGATTTTGAACAAGCTAAAATACTTAACGCTCAAAAGTTTGATAATGACCAAAAGTTACAAGTTATTAAACAATCAGGTGCTATGCAACAAATAGGTGCTAGAAATCAAGCATCACAACAACAAATATTACTTAGGGATCAACTAGAAAGAGAAAGAGAACAAGCGATTACCGAAGAAGGTGGTATGCCTATAGAAACTATTACTCAATCACTAGAAAATGTTGTAGGTGGAATTGTTAACCCAGAAGTGGCTGAGTTACAAAGAGAAGTGCTAGGAGCTACTGATAAGACTGAGTTAGATATAATAACTAAAAAAATAAAAGCTTTAGAGGGTGTTAGTCCTGATACTACAGTGAAAAATAACACGGTTATGGAAACTTTATTTAATAACACCTCTTGGTTTGAAGGTCCAGACGGTGAAATGAAACTAGCTACGGCTTTAGCTTTAAACGGTTTAGATGCTGATGATTTAAAAAGGTACAAAGAATTTAGAGAGTCGGCTTTAAGTGATAGAGCTTTTGAATAGGAGGAAAAATGGGTGAATTATTAGATTTGTTAAAAAAAGCACCTAAAAAAGAAAGTTTGTTAGACATACTAGGCTCTAAGTCTAGTGTGCCTATTGAATCTGAAAAGAAATTCATTTCTCAAGCGGATATAGCAAGACAATCACTAGAAGAAGCAGAAAAAGATAGAACTATAAATATAAGCTTAGGTCAAGAATCTACACCAGAGCAAAAAGCTGATGCAGCAGATTTTAGACGTAGACAAGAATTATTTGAAAAATCGCAGTTAGCGAAAACAGAAGAAGGCCAACGTGCTAGTTTGTTTGAGAAATTTGTTAAACCTAAATCTACATTAAAACAAATAACCGACACTTTAACTAGACCATCTAGGTTATTAGAAGAAGTAACCGGAGCTAATCCTACTGTATCTAAAAGTATAGAAGCAACAACTGCTAGTGGAATAAAAGCAATTCCTTTTGTAGGAAGTCAAGTTGTATCTGATGAAGAAATGGCAAGATTAAGACAAGAAACACCTACATTAGGTACGATTCCTAAAAAAGTACCATTCGTAGGTGGTCGAGATGTAAAGTTAAGCGATGTTACTGGTATCGCTGCTAACTTAGGAATGACTGCTTATCAATATGGTAAAGTTAATGATGCTTTAAAAAGTGTGAATACGGCATCTAAGCTTGGTAAACTTATGGGTAAATCTAAATTAGCTAAGTTTGGAACTGCTCAAACTGTAGATGTATTGGCAGACGTTATAGTACAAAGCCCTGTTGAAGCTTTTGAAGCAATAAAAAAAGGTGATAGCTTAGGTGAATTTGGTGATACTTGGTTGAATAATCGTAAGTGGGATATTGTTTTTAATGCATTAGTAGGTGGAGCAATAGAGTTAGGTTCTATAAAAAAATTAAAAAACCAAGCAAAACTAGAGCCTAAATTAGTAAGTGATGCCATTTCTAAAGTTGATGATGTTAACTTACAAAAAACTATACAAGAAGAATTAGGTTTAACTTCGAAATTAGTCACTGAAGATGCTTTAAAAGATACACGCTTAGATGTGGATTCCGTCGCTAAGTCAATAGATCAAACTAAAGGTGGCGAATTATCAGAAATATTAGGTGTTAAATCTAGCGATGTTGCAAAAACTGCAGAATTAAAATTTGATGATATTAATAAAGGTTTTAAAACTACTGTAGAGTTAGATGATGGCGCTGATAGAGCTTTTAATAAATTGCTAAATAAAGGTTATGAAGTACCAGAAGCTACAATAGTTCAAGATGTAGCAAAAGGGTTTGAAAATTACAAAGATGTTGGTTCGTTAGAGCGATACAATACTGACGTTTATAGAATTTATGACAAGGTATTTGGTGAAAATGCAAGTAAGGTTAAAAGTGTAACACTTGATAAATTAGATGGTGCAAAAAAAGTTAGAATTGAAGAAGAAATTTCTTTGGCTGACTCACTGAAAAAAGATATAGTTGATAAATTTGGGTTCAAAAAAGGTTCAAAAGAATCTGCTTTAATTCAAAGATATGGTGAAGGTAACATTGATAAAAATGGTTTGGTTGATATGGTTGGAGAACAGAAAGCAAATAATATAATTGCAGCTGATGAATGGTTTAGAAATAAGTATAATGATTTAATAGATGACATAAATACATCTAGAATAGCTATCGGAAAAGAAGCTATACCTAAATTAAATGATTACTATAGACATTTTAACGAAATTAGTGGTCTTCAGGGAGTCAAAGATTTATTTACTGCTAATAAACAAATATCTCCACAATTAGCCGGTATATCTGATTTTACTAAACCTGGTGAGAAGTGGGCAAGTTTCAAGCAAACTAGAAAGGGTGGTAAGTTTAAAGAAGATGCAATTGGTGGATTTATAGACTACGTACCAGCTGCTACTTATGCTAAACACATAGATCCCGAGATTACCAGACTACGAACATTTGAAAATGAGTTGAGAAGAACTGTGGGTGAAGAAACTAACATTAATAATTTCTTAGAATTTATGAATGATTACACAAACGCACTAGCTGGTAAAACTAATCCATTTGATAGAATGACTCAGAAAGTTTTAGGACGTAAAACTTTTGGTATGATTAATAAGTTAAATTCTAGAATGAAAGCTAACTCAGTTTTAGGAAATGCTTCATCATCATTAGCCCAAATTGCAAACGTTCCTCAAGCAATAGCTTTTGTTAAAAACCCTAAACAAATAGCCGGAGGTTTAGATGGCTACTTTAAATCATTGACAGGTGGAGGAGACAAAGCGTTATACGATCAATCTGGGTTTATTAAAGAAAGAATTACAGATACTATGAAACAATTTGACACTAGAATGGTTGACCAACCAAAAAAACTTGCAAAATGGATGCTTGGAGCATTAGACGAAACAGGCACAAAGTTTATATGGTCAAGCGTGTATAGAAAAGGCTTGTCTGAAGGTGTACAAAATCCAGTTAAATATGCAGATGATGTAACTAGAAAATTAGTAGCCGGTCGTGGTATAGGCGAAGTTCCAATACAACAACAGTCAAAATTATTCCAATTAGTAGCTCCGTTTACATTAGAGGTAAGCAATTTGTGGAAAGTACAGAAAGATTTTTTAAAAAACAAAGATTTTGCAGCACTTGGCATTTTATTTGGTTCTAACTTCTTGTTAAATGAAGCAATGGAAGATATCAGAGGATCTAGAGTTACATTTGATCCTATAAATGCAATAATAGAAGGACTTGAGGAAGGCGATGGAATAGGAGGGAAAATATTAAGTGCAACTGGTAGTTTAGGTGGAGAAGTCTTAGGAAATGTACCTTTAGGTCAGTCTTTAGCCTCTGTTTATCCTGAATACGGTGGGAAAGTATTTGGAGTTGATTTACCTACTAGAGCAAAATTATTCGGAGAAAACGATCCAACTAGATATGGTGTTCAATTACCTATAGCTAGAGCTATTCAAAAACCTATTTCTTCTTTATTATTACCATTTGGAGGCCAACAAGTTAGAAAGTCTTTAGAAGGTGCAAAGTCTTTATTAGAAGGTTTCGCTAGAAATAAATCAGGGAATATAATTACACCAGTTGATAAAAACATCGAATCAGTTGCTAAAGGTTTAATATTTGGTAAATATGCAATACCAGAAGTTAAATCTGTTTATGAATCAGACGGAAGAGCTTTTAGTGATAAAGGTAGTAAAAACTTTGAAAATCTTGTCTCTGAAGGATTTGAATCTAAACAACTATTTGATGCAATTGCAGAAGCTAAGGCCTCACGTAAAAAGGATGACATTGTAAAAGTGTTAGAAAAGTATTATAATAATGATAAAATAAATAAGATATTAATTGATTTTTACGACTTTAAAGGGAGGTAGCATGAAGATATATGAATTATATATAAAATTTTGTGTTCTTTTGGAAGAACATCTTATATTATGTCTTCTTATTAATATTGTTTTTTTAGTGCTAGTTTCATACATATTGGCACTGATGAAATATGGAACTCATAAAATCAGGGGGTAGCTATGGAATACAAAACTTGTCCGGGGTTTATTGATCTAGACAAAAGGGTTGCGGTTCTAGAAACTGAACAGAATACTATGAAAAAAGATATTATTGAAATTAAGCAGAATCAAAAAGAAGCAAGAAACCTAGCAATGACTACGCTTGTTACAAGTCTTTTATCTACCATAGGTATTATCGTGACTTTATTAGTAATGTTAGGGGGTTGATATGAGTAAGAGGTTAATAAAATCCTATGCCGTTGTTATACTAGTTGTATTAATTATAGTTAGTGTAATAGCGGTAACATTAAACAAGCCACCAATAGAACAAGCTACAATATACGAAATACAAGCTATACAAGGGATAGGTGAGATTTTGTCCCTTCGTATAGTTAATTATATAGGTGATTCAGAAACTTTTGACATAGAGGATTTATTGAACGTTAAAGGTATAGGAAAAGAAAAGTTAAAAGAACTTAGGAAGGAGTTCAGATGATTAAAATAGTATTAGATGCTGGTCATGGACCAGATACACCAGGCAAAAGAACGCCAAAATTTGAAGATGGTACTTTCATGCATGAACACGAGTTTAATAATTCGGTTGTAAAAAAACTTAAAGACAAATTAAATTCAGTAGGTAAGTTTAACGTTACTGTAGTTTCTTCTGAATATAGAGATGTACCACTTGCAGAAAGAGTCAGTCTTGAAAGAGAAGTAAAAGCAGATTTATTTTTAAGTGTACACGCAAATGCTTTAACAGGTGCATGGGGTACTCAAAACGGTTTAGAATCTTATAGTAATGTAGGATCGGTAATAGGTGCAGAATATTGCAAAACTATTCAAAACAATTTAGTTGCTGCTACCGGATTAAGAAATAGAGGTGCTAAAACATCTTCATTCTATGTATTAAAAAATACTTATGGTCCGGCCGTACTTGTTGAATGTGGTTTCATGGATAATAAAGAAGAAGCTAAGTTGCTAATGAGTTATGAGTATAGAGAATTAATCGCAGAAAGTCTATTTAAATCCATATGCAGTATATTTGATGTAGAAGTTGATAAACCTGATGTGGTAGAACACTGGGCAGAAGGTCCATACAAGTTTTTAACTGAAGAAGTAGGTATTACTATTAACGAAAAAAGATTTGATGATCCTATAACTAGAGGTGAGGTATTTGCAATATTAGCAAGAATGGAGGGGTACGATGAATAAATCAAGTGTTATATATCAATTTTTAGTACTGATATCAATTATAGTATTTAACGGTTACTTTATTATTTTTAAAGGTGAACTAAACGAAATACTAATAGGAGCATTAATTGGTGTTTTGGTCGGATTACCTTCTACTACTAATGAAGATGTTAAGAAGGATAAAAAGTAAATAAAGTTAAGCCCTCTTAGAATTAACTAGGAGGGCTTTTTATATTATATTTGATTTTAATTTAAAAATGTAGTAAAATATAACCAACAGATAGGATAGCTTCCGAAAGGTGTGTACCTAGCACACCTTCTGTTATCATAACTAGGGTACTGTAGGAGGTACAATATGAAAGAAGTTTGGAAGGATATAAAGAGTTACGAAGGTATGTATCAGGTTAGCGATTTGGGTAGAGTTAGAAGTTTAGATAGATTTAATTCTTTAGGGAGAAAGATAAGTGGTAAAATACTATCTCCATCTTCGTACAAAGGATATAAAGGAGTTAATTTATGCAAAAATTCTATTGTCAAGTATATAAGATTACACACATTAGTAGCTAATGCATTTTTGAAGGAATGTAATTATGACAAGGAAGTTAACCATATAGATTTTGATAGATCAAATAACAAATTAAGCAATCTTGAGTACGTTACCCATAGAGAAAACATGGAACACTCCGCTAAAAACGGAAGGATGGGTAATGCATATAAAATGGATGAAGAACAAATATTTAGAATTTTAATTTATGCTAATAATGGAATTGGTTTGAAAACAATCTCTAATTCTGAAGGGTTGGACGTTCGGTTAGTAAGTAGAATTGTTAATAGACAAATTAATTTGCCTATTCCGCTGCAAGATTTTGAAATGAACAATATTGAATCAATTAAAAAACCAAAAGAGAAGTTGGATTTTAAAATGAAATATTTAAGAATGGTCGGTTTTTCTTTAAAAGATATAGCATATTTGTTTGATATGGATTTTACCAACGTAAGCAAGAGGACTAAAAAATATAAAAATGAAATAGAACTGTATAAATCTTATTGTGAGTAAAAAACAAATGTTATATAGTTTAGAGCAGATTACAAACATCTGTTCTATATATGGAAGGATAACTCAGTAGGTCAGAGTGCTTGTTTGAAACGCAAGAGGTCGGTAGTTCGAATCTACCTTTTTCCACCAAATGGGTTAGATGGTTACCTTGATAAAAACATCCGATTGGAGTTGTGAGACTCCGCCATATCCGAGTAAACTTAAACCTTATAGGATAAGGGCTAGTCTCCAAAACTAGTGTTAAGGAGTTCGATACTTTGCTTGGGTGCCAGGGTCGTGTGGAGTTCGACAATTAAATATAATCTCTAGTCCTCTTTGTATCCTTCAGTAGAAGGATAGACTATAAACTGCTGATAAGAGTCCATGTGAATGTACGCAAGTGGTATGCGGCACCGTTTGGGACGGTGAGGTCGTGGGTTCAAGTCCTACCATTCGCACCAGAGCCAGAATCCTTTCATCAGGATGAATCATCAGGTTGGCAACTGATATAAATCATTTCTTTAATTAGAAGTGATTTTTTTTATACTTTTTTTAATTAACCTCTTGACACTAGGATACTTTTAGGATACAATAAGGGTACAAATGAAGCAAACAAACTATTGAAAGGGGTATGAAATGCATTGGAATAAAGTAGACGTTAGATTGAGGGAATTGGTTAATTGTGTAGCAAAACAACATAATGAAGGTAGTTCGTATTCATCGGCTAT